TTTAGCAAGATTGGAAGTTATACTGGGAATGGAAGTTCAAATAGTATTACGACAGGATTCCAACCAGATTTTATCCTTATAAAAAATACAACTTCAAGTTCTAATTGGGTAATACAAGATTCTGTAAGAGGAACAACAAAATATCTAAACCCTAATACAAGTAGTGCAGAAACAACGGATAACACTCTAAATCTTACATTTACTTCAACTGGATTTACTATGAATAATAGTTATACTGTTTGGAATAAAAACGGGGACACTTATATATATATGGCATTCAAAATAAATTAAAACGCGTAATATATAAAAAATATAATTAAATCAAATTCAATAACTTATGAAATTAAAGAAAAAAGAGCTTGATAATTTAAAAGCTTTAGTAGAAAAAATGTCTACAAAACAAAACGAAATTGGGTTAAATACTATTAATGGTCATAAATTAGCCCATGCGTTTTCACAATTAGAAATAGAATTAAATACTATGAAGACTGGTTTAGAAGAAATATATGGCAAATGCAATATAAATGTTGAAACCGGTGAAATAGAGAAAATTGAATCAAATGAAACTAATAAGAAAGATTAGTATAGGAAGAGACTATAAAGATAACGCAATGCATTATCAAATTGGTCAAGAAGTTTATGGTAACCATGTAATCACAAATATATTAGAAAAAGATACTGACTACGAAATATATATTAAAAAGAATAAAGAAGTGTTGCTTTGGAAATCTTTTAACAAAAACATGGGAATAAGCGTAGAGTATAATTTAGATTATGAATAACCCATATGCACTTATTATAAAACCAAAAGAAAACCGCTATAAAAACACCAAAAAAGTATCTGATAAAAACTTAATCCTAAACACGTCAATTAGTGACCATAGGTATGTAAGTAAAGAAGCAATAGTAAAAGCTCTACCAGGAGCGTTTAAAACGCCTCTACGCGAGTCTGATGAAGTATTAGTACATCATAATATATTTAGAAGATTTTATGATGTAAGAGGGGAAGAAAAAAATAGTGGTAATTATTTCAAAGATGATATGTACTTTTGTTATTTAGATCAAGTATATATGTACAAAAGAAATAATGATTGGAAAGCAATGCCGGGTTATTGTTTTGTAAACCCAATTGAAGCTGATAATAAATGGGAAATAAAAGAAGAACCATTAAAAGGCATTGTAGTTTATACAGATGGATCAGATTTTGTGACCAAAGGTGAGCTTATTGGTTTTACACCTTATTCAGAATTTGAATTTGTAGTTGATAGCAAAAGGCTATATAGAATAAAATTAAATGATATTTCAATAAAGTATGAACACGAAGGAACAGAAAAACTCTATAATCCAAGCTGGTTATAAAGCTGTAAAAGAATTAATCAAGGTTGCAGAAGAAGAAATTATTGTAGAAGACGCGGCAGATGAATTAGCAGCTGATAGATTAAAAAATGCAGCAGCTACAAAAAAGCTAGCTATATTCGATGCTTTCGAAATATTAAATAGAATTGAAACTGAAAAAGCAATGCTAGAGAATAAACCAATAGAAGATAAGAAAGAAGCTTTTAGTGGTTTTGCAGAAAAAAGGTCTAGATAATGAGTTATCAACAAACTTTGTATAAAATTGTTGAACCGATTAAACGAACAACAATACATAGACTAAATAAAAAGAAAGCTTGGAAGTATGGGTATAATGCAGAACACGATATAGTTGTTATTAGCAAGTCGGGTAAAATAGGTGATATATATGAAATACAAAATTTAAAGATTGCTTTGCCGCTTGAACAAAACGTGTATAGCAAATATGATAAGTGGACACCTGAAGAATACCCAAAAGAATTAAGAAACATTAAAACCATATTCGACTGGCAAACATATCCAGCTGAGTTTAAAGAAAAGTGGCATGCATACATTGATAGAGAATTTACCAGACGCGAAGAAGGCTTTTGGTTTCGCAACAAAGGTAGTAGCACTTATATTACTGGCTCTCATTATATGTACTTGCAGTGGTCCAAGATTGATGTTGGGCAGCCAGAGTTTAGAGAAGCAAACAGATTATTCTTCATATTCTGGGAAGCATGCAAGGCAGATAAAAGATGCTATGGAATATGCTACCTCAAAAACAGACGGTCTGGATTTAGCTTTATGTCATCAGCAGAAACAGTTAATCAAGCTACTATCAGTTCCGACGCTAGATTCGGAATCTTATCGAAGACTGGTGCAGATGCAAAGAAGATGTTTACCGATAAGGTCGTACCAATATCCGTACACTACCCATTCTTTTTCAAACCAATACAAGATGGAATGGACAGACCGAAAACCGAACTCGCATATAGAGTACCCGCGTCCAAACTCACAAGGAAATCTATCACCAGTACCGAACAGAGGGAAGCGCTCGAAGGGCTCGATACAACAATAGATTGGAAAAACACAGGTGATAACTCATACGATGGTGAGAAACTAAAATTATTAGTACATGATGAGTCTGGTAAATGGGAAAGACCAGATAATATTTTAAATAACTGGCGTGTAACGAAAACAACGCTGAGACTAGGAAGGAGAATAATAGGTAAATGTATGATGGGGTCTACTTCAAATGCCTTAGATAAAGGTGGAGATAACTTTAAAAAATTATACAATGACTCAGACGTTACAAAAAGAAACCGAAATGGACAAACTAGTTCGGGATTATATAGTTTGTTCATACCTATGGAATGGAACTACGAAGGATTCATTGATTCTTATGGAATACCTGTATTCGACACACCCGAATCTCCAGTTGAGGGACCATATGGAGATCCAATCGATATTGGGATTATAGAGCACTGGGACAATGAAGCAGATGGACTTAGGAATGATCAAGACGGTTTAAATGAATTCTACAGGCAGTTCCCACGCACAGAAGAACACGCATTCAGAGATGAAACAAAAAATAGTATATTTAATTTACAAAAAATATATGAACAAATAGATTACAACGATGGTGTGTTAACATCTGGAGCTGTAACAAAAGGAAACTTTCAATGGGAAAACGGTATAAAAGATTCTAAAGTAATTTTTATGCCTGATACTAATGGAAGGTTTAATATATCTTGGATACCTAGTTTAAATTTACAAAACCGTGTAATACTTAAAAATGGGGGTAAATATCCAGGAAATGAACATATAGGAGCATTCGGATGTGACTCTTATGATATATCAGGTACAACAGACGGGAGAGGTTCAAAAGGCGCGTTACACGGATTAACTACATTTAGTATGGAAGATGCGCCGCCTAATTCATTCTTTTTAGAATATATTGCAAGACCTCAAACAGCTGAAATATTTTTTGAAGATGTACTTATGGCATTGGTATTTTACGGCATGCCACTTCTTGCAGAGAATAACAAACCAAGGCTTTTGTATTATTTAAAAAGAAGAGGGTACAGGGGTTATTCAATGAACCGCCCTGATAAAACACATAATAAATTATCAAAAGCTGAAAAAGAAATAGGTGGTATACCTAATACATCTGAAGATATAAAACAAATTCACGCAGCGGCAATTGAATCATATATTGATAAATACGTAGGGCTACAAGAGGATGGAAACTATGGAAATATATTTTTCAATGCAACATTAAATGATTGGTCTAAGTTTAATATAAACAATAGAACAAAACACGATGCCGCAATAAGTTCTGGACTTGCGATTATGGCATGCAACAGACACTTATATCAACCAAAACAATTAAGACAAACAAAGGTTTTAGATTTTGGGTTTAAAAAATATGATAACAAAGGAAGTATTTCAAAAATAATAAAATAAATGGATTTATTACCAAAAGGCATATTCCCAAGCCAAGCAGTTTCAAATGCTGAGAAAGCAAGTGAAAAGTATGGTTTAGAAGTTGCAAAAGCAGTTGAATCGGAATGGTTTAAAAGAGACTCTGGTACAGCTAGGTATTATGCTAATAGAGACAATTTTCACCGTTTAAGATTATATGCTAGAGGTGAACAGTCAATACAAAAATATAAAGATGAGTTATCGGTAAATGGTGATTTATCATATTTAAACTTAGATTGGAAACCAGTACCTATTATACCAAAGTTTGTAGATATAGTTGTAAATGGTATTGCAGAAAGAACATATGATGTAAAAGCATACTCACAAGATCCTGCATCAATTCAAAAAAGAACAGATTACGTAGAATCTTTATTAAAAGATATGCGTACAAGACAATTTTCAGATTCAGTATATAATGAATTTGGTATTAATATATATGAAAATGATCCTGATACATTACCTGAAAATGAAGAAGAGTTACAATTGCACATGCAATTAAACTATAAAGATTCAATTGAAATTGCAGAAGAAGAAGCTATAAGCAACGTATTTGATCATAATAAATATGATTTAATTAAGAAAAGATTAGATTATGATATAACTGTACTTGGTATAGGTGCAGTAAAAAATGAATATACAACTTCAGAGGGTATTAACATTAAATATGTTGACCCATCTGATTTAGTTTATTCTTATACAGAATCACCTTATTTTGACGATATATATTATGTTGGAGAAATAAGAAGAGTATCAGTTGTTGATTTAAAGAAACAATATCCTGAGTTAACAGATGAAGACATTAGAATACATGCGGAAGGTCAAGGTACTAATGTAAAACTTTATAATAAATCATACGCTGGAGCAGATTCAGAGGATGATGCATACGTATATGTATTATATTTTGAATACAAAACTTATAGAGATCAAGTACATAAAATAAAGGAAACTTCAACAGGGGCTAGCAAAGCTTTACCTAAAGATGATACATTTGATCCGCCAAAAGATGCAAGAGCTAGATTTGAAAAAGTATCAAGAACAATTGAAGTTATTTATGAAGGTGCAAAAATAATTGGTACTAATAAATTACTAAAATGGCAATTAGCTGAAAATATGACAAGACCAAAGTCAAATACAGTTAAAGCGCAGTTTAGTTATAATATAATAGCACCAAGAATGTATAAAGGCAAGGTTGAATCACTTGTTAGTAGAATGACAACATTTGCTGATATGATTCAATTAACGCATTTGAAGCTACAACAGGTATTATCAAGAATGGTACCAGATGGTGTATATTTAGATGCAGATGGTATTGCTGAAATAGATTTAGGTAATGGTACAAATTACAATGCGCAGGAAGCATTGAATATGTATTTCCAAACAGGTTCTGTTATTGGTAGGTCAATGACACAAGATGGTGAATTTAATAACGGAAGGGTACCAGTACAAGAATTGCAATCATCAGGATCTAATGCTAAAATTTCAAGTTTAATT